TACATAGATTCCGATCCGTTGGAGATTTTCACAACGTCCCCTGAGCCCAATATGCTCAGTTTATTTGCAGGCGAACTCGTCCCAATCCCCAGACCTGTGGAGGTCAGGCGCATTTGTTCGAAGTAGTTAATCCCGAACAGCAACGCCTCTGTGGTTGTGGTTCCAATTGCAACAGTATTAACCGCAGCGGCTCCAGAGGTATACCAAGAACCAGAATAGACACCGCCTATTTCAGTTCCATTTCTATCAATCGAGTATCCGCCGCCTTGCCCCGCTGAAGTGCCCCCATTAACTCGCGCAAACGGGTTGCCACTGCCAGCACCAATTGTTAAAGATGTTCCATTAAAGGCGAGAGCCGTCCCGCTTGTCGCCACCTTGCTGGCGTTCAGATACAGCACGCCGTTGGCGGTGCCCGCAGACAGGGTCGGATTCCCGCCCAAGGTCAGGCTCGTTCCGTCGAACGTCAAGTTCGCACTGTCCGTCTGCGCCCCGCCCGTGGTGCTGTAGACCAGCCTCGTCGCCGTCAGGCTGGTGTTGGTCATGGACGAAGACGACACCCCCGTCAAACCCGTCAGGCTCGTCACCCACTGCGGTGCAGTGCCAGAAGAGGTGAGGACGCGGTTGGCTGCGCCGATGCCGAGCTTGCTCAGGGCCGTGGTACCTGTGGCGTACAGGAGATCACCAGCGGTGTACGAAGACTGCCCTGTCCCGCCCGAAGCGGCTGCCAGGGCCGTGCCAAGCGTCAAAGACGCCATCGCGTTGAACGTTTCAACAACGTCCGTACCATTGCAATACAGGAACCTGTACTGACCCGCAGGCACTGCAATCCCGGTGCCGCTTAGCGTCTTCAGCGTCAGCGTTTGGTTCGTGTCGTTGCGGAAGACATAGAACTTGCTGGCAGCAGGGCAGATGACGTTCCTGCTTGCTCCCGGCGTTCCGGTTGCCACAATGAACATCTTGCGGGCCTCATTGGCCGCAGAGCCATCCCCGTTCGTCAGGGTGTAATCACTGCCCCCCACCGTGATGGTCGTGGTCCCGGCAATGGCCTCAGACAAAGGCGTCGTGATCGCGTTGTTGACCGTCGTGCCCCAGGTACCTGAAAGCTCACCAGTGGCCGGGAGTTCCAGTTTCAGAAGAGGGGTAAATGAAGAAGGCATTTCAGAACCTCACGTTTGTATGTCGTTCCACCCGGGAGTTTGCGGGTTATTCACATCGGTCCAGCCGGGAGTCTGAGGGTTGCTCACCGCGCTCCACCCAGGGGTTTGAGCATTGGGCACATTGGTCCAGCCGGGGCTCTGCCCGTTTGAGATATTCTGCCAGTTGGGGCTCTGGCTGTCATCTATTGGATTCCACAGATACCCGGCGCTGAACAGGTCCGCCCCGGTAGCACCCTCGCTGATCGAAGCCTTGAACGTGACCAGCGCCCCGACCGCATCAGAACCTGCGGCCCCCTCAGCAACGCTCGCCGCAAAGCGAACCTGCGCCTGGAAGGCGTCTGAGCCCGTGGCCCCGTCACTGACCGCCACCTGGAAGACAACAAGCCCCACCGGGCTGTCCGAGCCCGTAGCGCCCTCGGAGATGGCAGACTGAAGAGTCGCCTGGGTTGTAGTGCTGTCAGCCCCTGCAGCGAGTTCGCTGACAGCGGCTTGGAAAGTCGCCTGGGTTGCGGCGGCGTCCGCCCCCGTTGCGGCTTCAGAGACACTCCGGTCATAGACCGACATCCCCCAGCCAGCTTGCCCCCAGGTGCCGGAGCCCCAGCCGCCTTCGGACATGATCAGGCCGCATCGAGGCTGAACGTGTAGGTCAGCACCAGCACATCACCAGAGACCACCGAGCGGTCTCCAGGAGCGGCAAAGTCCGCAGCGGAGAACAACGTCCCCGTGCCACCGCCCTTGGTGTTGCTGCTGGTCAGGAACGCCCCGCCGATGGTCGCGGTTGCGTTGATGTTGAACTGGGCCGGGGACAGCGTGTTGCTGATGACCGAAGGGTCGGCAGTGGTCGCCGTGCCGAAGTTGCACTGAGGCCGCGTGGCGTTGCTGTAGCCCGTCTCTTCAGTCCACCCCGTATGGAGCGCCATGGTGTCACCAGCAGCGGGACTGTTGGTCGCGCCAGACCCGTACAGCCCGAGATACCACGCAGTGATCTGGGTGCCCCCGGCGAAGTACACCGCGTTCATGGTCTGCAGGCCCTGATTCACCACGAGGTTGTGGGACTCCGCGTCCCACTTCAGCGCACCTTCAGAATCGAAGCACTGCAGCTTGAACACGCCTCCGGCTTTGGCTTTTTCAATCATCTTGGACTCCTAAGCAAAGCGCAGCAGCGCCGTGGTGGCTGTGGGCTGCGGTAGCGTGATGGTGAACGTGCCTGATGCGGTCTTGTCAGCACCGAAGTCAATCACCGCAATGGCCCGGTTGGCCTTGCTGGTGTTGTAGATCAGCCCGCCCCGGCATGTAAACGATGCACCAGTCCACACCGGGTTGTTGAAGGTGACATATGCAGTGGTGCCAGAAAGCAGGACTTGGACCCCGGTAAGGATCTCACCGCCTGCGGTGTACCCCGCGCCAACAACCTCCTGGGAAGTTGTGTAAACCGTCGTTGCCTGACTCAAGTCAGCCTGCCCCGTGTAAAGAGCAAACTTCAAGACATCAGTATCCAGGTCATGGATACCCAGCCAGGATTCCTGCTTGAAGGAGGAGCAAAGCCCTTGGAGGATTGCCATTTACTTCACCGGATACCTTACCTGCCCAGACCTGTACGCATCCTGCCGGTTCTTTGCATCGCCAAGCTGCTTGAGCAGAACGAACGATTCATCAAACTGTTTGGTGTACAACTGGACAATATCCTGCTCTGCCTTCATAAACCGCGCTGCTTCTACCAAGACAGCGTTCAACAAGACGCTCTCGAAGTTATCGCCAAGCCAGGACGTACCCGCCGTGACAATGGTCTCCGGGTAGTAGAAGTAGTGCAGTTCTGCCGACAGCCCAGAGGTGGGCGTGGGGCCGAGAATGAAGGTCAACTCGGTGGGCAGATTGAAGACGGGTCCGAAGATAGCGTAGTACCTTGGCGTGCCCTCAGTGGCGGGGTCGGGGTAGCTCTCCCGAATGAAGTTCACATCCTTGTTCAGGAGGTAGCTGTACTTCCCTGTCCCGTCGATGACCGCCAAACTGAAGACCGACAGAAAGTCATTTGGCGTGGTCAGGTACTTGTTTCCCTGGCTCAGAACACCAGTGACGTTCTTGCGCAGCGCCGGAAGCTGAACCGCGTTATAGATCTTCTGCTCAGCCACCTTCGTCATGGTGGCAAAGTCAGTTGCCGAGAACGTGTTCTCGGTGTAGTCCTCAACCGCCGTCTGAAGCTGCGAATAGGTCAGAGCCATGTTGTAAACCCATCAACCCCAGGTTGTAAACCTACCGGGGCCATGTTGTTAAGCCATCGGCCCCCGGGCCATAAAGCCCTTGGTCTGCGCCTTGCCGCCGCGCACCTTGATGCCGGAGGTCTTCGGCTCAGGGGCAGGGGCACTGGCGATGTTGCCCACCACCACACGCGGCATGGGCGCGGGAGCGTTCACCACCGGGGTAGGTACGGACTTGGCCTTCATTTCTTCCCCTTGCGCCCGACCGGGCCTTGGTTGGCGGTGCGAGCCATGCCCGCGCCCATCTTGAGCATCATCTCATTGGTCACGCCGCCCTTGGCGAGCTTGGTCTTGGGTTTGTCCGGGTGCATCGCCGCCTCATGCTTGTGGACGGCTTGTTTGGGTGTCATCTTCATGGGTTTCTCCTTCGGGCTGCGCCCGGGTGAATCATACCGCCGACAGGCGGTTCAGGAAACAGTCACTTGTCCCACCTCGCCCTTACCGACCAAGGTGTTAGGCGTGAGTACTGCGTCAAAATCTCTTGCGCCTCCAATCGGGTTCCAACCCCACTGGATGACCAGCATGCCCTCGCCCGGGAAGCCCCCCTGATCCAGCCCCGTGCCAGAGGTGGGGGCTGTTTGCAAACCAGTGGTACCTGATTGATACCACGTATTGGTGTCAGGACGGGGGTCTCTGATTGCTTGTGGATCTGAGATCGGATACATGCCAAGCTGCAACTGCGGGTGATCAGGCGTCCAGCATTGGGGACACGCTTTGATCTGCGTTTGCTTTGTCTTGACAACGAGGTTCTTGAGTTTCTTCAGGTCAAAACGAAACCCACAAACGTCGCAGAAGCCGAACGCTTTAGCGCCATTTGCAAAGCGGTTTGCCATGTTTACAGCCTGTTACCTTTCCGGACGTTTTCTACGCCACGCAAAAGCTGCAGATTGTTCGGTACGTGAAGGCCAGATACAGTTTTGCCGCGAAGCGGAAGCACATGATCAACATGCCATGCTTCTTTGTTAACACGCGTTAGCATCGCAGCAATAGCGTAGTAGGCTTCAATTTTTAACTTGTCAAATTCTGTGAGCCACTTTGGCGTACGCTGCAATCGGGCAGCTTTGCGTTTACCGGTGTGCGCGTTTACGATGCCCTTGTTCGCCATCCGCCACTCTTTTTGACGCGCAAGCTCAGTTTCTTTGTGTGCGTAATAGTGCTTACGCGATTTTGCTCTGTCCTTTTCGGGGTTTGCTAGTCTACGTTCTTTTGCTTGTGATTTAACTTTATCAATGTTTTTTTCGCGCCATGCGTTGTTACGAGCTAAACGTGCGGTTTTATTTTGCTGGCGGTAAATCTTACCTTGAACTTTCATGTACTCCAAAACAGAATCCCTGTTTTCTTGGTACAGTTCTTTTTTCCTATCGGATACACATTGAACACACGCGCCCGCCACCCACCGTTCGGCCACATGGCCTTTGCGGCAGGGCTTGCCAGTAAAGTATTTGCCTAGCCCATTAGCTAAAGCGTATTGACGGGTAACTATTTCTTGCATGTTTAACCACCAAGAAACATTTGTCGCGGGACCAGACGAATAGCAGCCTTCTCGCGGTCTTCCGTCGAAGCGCGATCCCAGTCCTCATCGTACTGCGCCTTCAGAACCTGCATACGCTCCATGGCGCCAGGGATCTTCATCGACAGGTAGTACGCAAGGCCGGAGACCAAGCACGGAAGGAAGCGGAAGGGGATGTCCTGCGTGGCAGTACCGCCGTCACCGGCATCTTGGATGCGGCGCAGATACCAATACACGAACTGATACACGCCCGTCTGATCGGGCGTAGGCCACACAGTGATGCTCGGTGCCGCCGTGGCGCTGGGGGAGTAGCTGCTCCCTGCCGGGTACGTAGCATTCGAGTTCCGGTTCACCAGAACCTGGATGGGCCGCGCCTGCTGTAGCTTGTTGGGGATGGAGGAGTACGTGCTGATGCTGATCCGCGTGATGGTCAGATCGACTTGAGTCGAGACGTTCCCTGCTCCCGTGCGGATGACATGCTCCAGGAGATCTACGGTGTCTGACGGAAGCGGATAAGTGTTGGTGCCCTGAACCAGATTGATCGTGCCCTGGTTGAAGGTCCACATGTTTACACCACGGTTCGCCCAGTCTGCGAACAGCAGGTTCAGGGACCGCCGCGCAGTGCGCAAATCATAGCCCGTGCGAAGTTCCGCTCCGCAGCGCTCAAACGCCTCCTCGACCGCATCGTTGAGGTCGAGGTTGAACGTGGTGGTCCCTGAGGTGGTCATCTGAATCTCGCGGTCTTTGCCGCCACCTTGGGCGGTTGCTTGACGAACTGCTTGCCTGCAGCCTTACCTTGACGTTTGGCTTTGGTCGTTGCCGCGTACTCAGCAGGGGACAGCGCCGCAATCGCTGCTTTGGGCAAATACCGCTCTCCCGTCTTGGACGACGGTTTGCCCGACTTGGTCTGCCATTCTTGGCTTGTCCAATCGCGCAGCGATTTCTGCGGAGCCTTCATGTCAGTCCTTGTACGAACCGCCCTTGGCCTTGTACTGCTTCGCCAGAAGCTGGGCCTTGCGGGCGCTCCATTGCCCTGCAGTGGTGCCTTGTGTCGCCTGCCCCTTGATGCGCTCGAAGAGGCTCTTGCGCATCCCAGGCTTGGTGTAGTTGCCTGCTTCGTTCACGCGAGACTCGCCACCCTTGGCGTAGCCCTTGGGACGTTTTAGTTCCGGGCGGATGGCGCCCATCCCGCGTGAGACCCTCATCTCAGTACACCTTGCACTTCCTCAGGCCACGCCGCTCGCAGCCCGAGCCCTTGACGCTGCCGCCGCTCTTGACGCTGCCGCCCTTCTTGAAGGCCGGGATGATGTCGTCGTCACGCACCAGAGGGCTTCGCGGAGCAGGGGCCGGTTGCCCCGCCCGCATGCGGCCTGCAAGGGCACGCAGACCGACGTTGGTCCCCAAGCCTCCCATCAGGCTCAGCGCCGCGATTGCGCGGTCTCTGGCTTCGTCCCGCTCCTGCTCAGGCCGCTTGGTCGGCTGACGCTTCGCAATGCGTGTCAGCGCGTCTTCCTTGGCCTCTGGAGCCGTGGTACCCAGCAACGAGCGCAGCGTGGGCGCCGCCGAAGGCGAAGGCGAAGGCGCGGGCGTGGGCGCTACGTCCCGTCTACGAGACGTATCACTGTACGCTTTTTGCGTACGTTCTTCTTGCGTCTCAGTGCTGTAGGTCTCGCCACGCCATGGAAAGTCCCGGCGACCTTCCCTCTTGGCCTTGTTGAACGCTGCACCGAACGATAGGTCGTCGAACTCCCTCTCCATGCCAATTCTGTTGGCATACTTAGCGCGTTCCCGGAGCAGTGCCGCGTCAGCCATTTCACATCATCCTTCCCTTGGTACGTCCGCGCTCCGCACGCCCGTCAGCGGCGCTGACGTAGCCGCCACTGCGGTACGCCTTGGTCATGCCGCCCTTGGCCTTCTTCACCGGAGGCTTGGGCATCGGCTCCATGGGCGCCATTCCGGGCTTGCCGTAGTCGCCACGCTTGATTTTGCGCTCGGTGGTGATGCCCTCTTCTTCGTAGTCACGAAGTTCTTCGGCGGTAGCACCGCCACGGCCAGCAGACCGACCGCCACCAACATTGACTTGGGTTGCCATGATTGTTCCTCAGCAAGCCTTGCCGCCGTAAGCCATCTTGACCATCTTGCCCTTGGACTCGATACCGCCGCCCTTGGCGAACGGCTTGCCCTTGGCCTCAGCCATCTCATGCTTGATCATGGATTTGGGAGCGCCTTTCTTCTTCATAAAGGCCACTTCCTTCTTCATCATGGCAGGGGACTCGGACTTTTGCTTCATTTCAGACTCCTTTACGGGACCACCTTCGGCCCGGTGTTGCTCAAACTTCCGGCCAACGGCCCGGGGAATTCCCACCTTCTTGGCGAAGCTGGGGCTGTGCGCGACAGCACGCATGAGGCGTGCCTGGGGTTCAGATTTGTACGGCATGGGACTTGCCGCGTAAGTTGTCGATCTTCTGCTCGATCCTGTCGAAGCGTTCGATCAACTCCTTCATGTCCTGTCTAAACTCTGCGCGGGTGATGTGGTCCCGGGCAACTTCCTCACGGGTCCGGTTCAGCAAGATACTGAGCCTATCAAGCTCTCTGAACTTGGATGCCATGAAGAAACCCACAACACCAATCAACACCGTCAAGATGGTGTTCCAAATGACCGTTGCTTCCATGTCAGCACGCCAATTCCTTATTTACACGAACGCGCCCCACAAGCTCCCCGGCTTCGCGCATCGCCTTTACTTTGGCCTGCGCGGCAGCCTGGAATGCTTGGTACTTTGCTTTGTTGGAAATGCACGGATGCAAAAGTCCGTGTTGTTGCGGCGTCAAAATGCGAAGATTTGCGTAGTGGTTGTTTCCATGATCTCCATCAAGATGATCAACCTGCGCACCTTCAAAAAGCTCGCCTACAAATGCCTGAGCAACCAGACGATGTACGAGAAAAGACTTGCAGCGTACGTGCCGCGGCGATCCATCACGCAGTCGAATCTCTATATACGGCAAAGTACGTCCGTCAGCAGTACGTTTTTTCTGCTGTAGCTGCATGATTTTGCCCTGCACGGGGACCAAAGAGCCCGATTTTCCTCGCCGCCATCTAGTCATTGAGCGAACGCGTCCGTGGTCGCTAATTTCATAACGACCTTCGTACCCGAGTATCGGAGCCCAGCGCTCAATCAGCAGTTCCATGCTTTCCTCGCTTTACGCAACCGACTTTCTGGGTCTTTTGCGGCTTCTGGAAACATCTTAGCTTGACCAGCAGACCTCGCGCAAAAAGACTTCCGTCTTGCTGCGTCCTTATCTGTCTTGGGGTGCGGTGCTGGAGGCTTAAGCCCCGGCTTCCCCGGATTGGCGGCGTTATAAGACGCACGCCCTTTGGCATTGAGGCCCCCTTTAGGGTTCTTGCCTTCGGCTCGTTGCCAAGCAGGGGTCTTAGCCATAGAACACCGTCGCAGTGGTGTCCGTCCCGGAGACGGTCACATGGAGGTCGGTGTAGCACAAGACGCCTTCACCAGGGATCAGGATCGAGAAGGGCGTGCCGTTCGCCACCGTGGCCGTTGAGTACAGCGTAGTACCCGTAGCGCCGCCATCCCGCACAACTACCGTGCCCGCCGTAGACCCCGGCGTGACCACCAGACCCTTGAACCGGGTCCGGGCCGCAAAGACCGTTGCTGTGCTACTGACGTAGCCAGCTTTTACGTCAGTTTGCATGACAGCCTCCTATCAGGCTGCGAGCAGACCGAGGTCTTTCAGAGCCTTGACGATGTCGCCAATGGTGTAAGCAGCCGAACCGGTGTTGCCGGTAAACGTGCTGCCGCTGAGCACCGCCGTGCCCGTTGCCGCACTGAAACCCGTCGTCGTGCCAGTCGTGGCGGGTTGAGCCACCGCCGTAGCGCCGTAGAAACCGACCGTGTCAGTAGCAGCATTACCGATGGACGCACTGGCGGTTACAGCCAGCGAATCCACAGTGGTGGCGGGGCCGAGCGTGGAGGTGACCGTAACAGCGC